CTGCCGCGCCCCATCAGTGCCTCCCTGATGCGGGGATAGCCACCGAATGGGTTGTCCTGAGAGTGGAAATAGTGGATCGATGCGTTCCGCTTCTGACTGCGCTGGACGTATGGCACCAACTCCCCGTTCAGCAATTCCGCCGCCCGGCTTTCAATCGTCTTGGCCCCGTCGAGAAACTCCTTGATGACCTCGGTGTAGCCGTCGATGGGTGTGAATGTTAGAAGTAATTTTGCGTCTCGAGTGGCAAGCCGGAAGCGCAGCGTGTTGATCAACTCCGGCCCAAGAAGATACTCGTCGAGCCACACGCCGACGTTGTGCCATTTCGGGTTGCGGCTGCCAAGCTCGGCACCCTCGAGGATCGTCGGGTTGTTTTGATATTGTGAGTAGGTCTTGAAGATGATCTGTGACCCGTTAGGGAGGATCAACGACGAGTCTGTGAATCCGTTCTTCTTCGTATAACTGATGTAGGTGCCACTGGTCGTCTGCTTCATCCGCATCTCTGCTGGCAACCAATCCCAGACGGCACTCTGCTGTTGCCGAATGGATACCTCGGCAGTCTGCGCGAAGCAAAAGATTTCAGACCCGGGATTCTCGAGCGCAGCACGCACAATCGTAAATGCACCCCACTGGGTTTTGCCTGATCGGTTTCCGCCGAGGGCAACAATCTCGGTGACCTCGGCCAGTTGCTCCTCGGCCTTGTCCCAGTGAGGCAATCGGAATCCAAACCGATACGGATCCCGCTCGGCATTCTCGATTGCCTCATGGTAGATCGCATGGATCTCAAGCAGAGTCTCCTCGTCAAGCTCGACGATCTCCTCGTCGGTCGGAGGTTCGAGGATCGGATGTTTGCGCCAGATCATGCGGTGATGATTTCAGCCTCGACGGCATCGTTGCGCAGCTTTGCTGCGATGCGTGCCTTGGCTTCTGAGATCACCTTGGCAGCGTCGGAGATGGACGCCCCCTTGCGGTGCTCGATGACCACCCCTGCCATGCCTGAGAGCTGCGCTGCCTTGTCGGTCATGATGCCCACCGTGAGCGCCAGCTTGTCTGGCGAGATGTTGACCAGTTGGTCAGGGTTTTCAGCAAGTTGCTCGGCTTTGTCAAAAAGGAGATCGGTGAACGTCTGGGCGGCAATGGCATATTTCTGCGAGAATTCTTTCCGCTTCGTTTCAAGCGTGTCAGCGTGCCTCCATGAAAGCCCATTGATCGCACCGTAGCTCAGTCCTGTGCGTTTCGAGATCTGCTTGTTGCCGACTCCCTGCGCCTTCATCCACAGCGCAGTCGCAGCGGTGCGAGGAGCGCACACTTCGATGCATTTGTAGGTGACACCCATTTCTTCGGAACGCTTGCGGACTTCGTCAAACCACTCCGGTGGAGGATCGACGTCAGGTGGTTTCTCAAGTTTGCGTGGCATTCGGTTGTTTTAGTTTGGGTTTCTAATAGATTTGATGATATCGCTCTTCTCCTTGTCTGTCAGTTTTCTTCCAAGTTGGGACTCCCCAGCTTCAATCATCAATTCGATAATTTCCGCAGAATCGTCAATATCGTCAGTAAAATCTCCCGGGAATGAATTCATTTTTTCGTGTAGTTAAATACTCCATTTTTTAGTGTCAGGCGAGTAATCTCTTCCCCGCCTCCAGATGTCCCTTCGACAAAAGCCTCTGTTGAGTTCACAAATTTCAAGAAATTGTCCACAGTCAGCTTGTCAAACTTGCCATCCTGATTGTAAGCCTTGATGAAATTCTTGGTGATGTCGAGTGATGAATGCCCGACTGCTTCATTTTTAATGGCATTCCAAGACAACCAATGCAACCCACCGGGATCAGCGTGATTACCTAGCAAAGTCTTGAGCGAAGGAGATGCATCAATCGCAGCTTGTGAAACTCGATCCATTCCTGAATACATTGCCAAACTGAATAGTGGCGATTTGTTTTCAATTGTTCCGTAGTTTTTATAGATTCCAATTTTATCTACAGGGACATTCTTGCCTTTACCTTCATACTTGAAATAATCCCGAGGAGTTTTTGCTCCTGTTATTTTCATGGCATCTGCAAGATACATGTCAACGAATCTCCACCGATCAAGGACATTGCCCTTGATGCCAAAGGTGAGGCCAATGAAACTTTGAACCTTATTCTTGATGCCCGTGGCACCGTGGCCCAAGGTATTGAAGTCGTAGCGCATTTGGACGGCGTCATTGTTTTTGTAAACGTCTGAAACTTCACCCCACTTGCCGTTGTGCCTGTATAGCATCAAGTAGAAACTGTTGGCATTTGAAGTTGCGTTATTTCCAAGCTTCCCGTAATTACCAACAGTATTGATCCGAGCTTTCTTTACTGTATCTTTCCACTGACTTGGAGACTGACTGAATGTGCCATTGATGGATTCACCAATTTGTTGCATCACCTCTTTATTGGTGATCATGCGCATCCAGAGTGCCTCTTGCTGAAGCGGTGGAAGTTGTTTTGAGAGAGTTCCCCACAGGTGGTGAATCGCAGTGACTAGATCTGGAGGTCTTCCGCCAATCAGCTCCCGCATCTCGACGACAGAATCAAGCCCAGACATCGCTGATTCACGAATGCCAGCAACCGTCTTGTCAGCGTGATACCCTCCGCTTAGAAGTGCAGTGAACGCATCTGGATCCTCGAGCATCATCTTCAATGATGATGGAGGGATGAGCACATCACCAGTGACTCCCGCCTTCTTCATCACTTCGGCGTATCCTTTTGGATCCACAAATTTTTGTGGGTCAGCTTCGATGTCTCTTACTGCCAAACCAATTTTGTCCAGTGATGCATTGGTATTGCGGATTGCGTTCTGTTGCTCTCTTAAAGCTTTTGGATCAGTTGGAGTTTTGGCCTTTGCTAGAAATGCATTTTGAACTAGGTTTTGATTCTGAACTGAAAACTCATTGGTTTTCTTGATCTTTATGTTGGGAAGCGGAGTGAAATAGTTCCCTCTGGCGATTCTGAGTGGACCCTCCATCACTTTCCAATCACTGTCCTTGTTCTCTCTTGCGACAAATTTGGGGACGCTTAATGCATCTGCTGGGAGATTGGATTTTTTGATCTCTACATTGCTTCTGAGTTCTCCGAGCGATCCCGTTGGGGCTTGGATTCCTTTGTCTTCTTGCTCAACAATCTCCTTCTTCTTTTTGGCTGGAGAAGAAACAGGCTCAGGCATATATCTGATGTCACTCGACTTCTCGTTGAATCGCTGACTGAGCGGGATCACGTTTCCAGATGAATCGCGAAGAATTGGATCTGCGGAGCGTGCTAGGTCTGCATCTCTCACCCCATAAACAGTCGAATCGCCTACTACTTCCGAGTCTATCTTGTCGTCAATATTCGTGATTTTTACGACTTGGTTTCGGCCCAGTGAAAGCTGCAGATTAGCATCCATGACGGGACTCTTCTCTTTGAATTCCTCACCTTCATAATTTCTGCGATCTAGTTCTAAATCGGGATCTTTAATGTAAAATTGAAGGATGGCTGGACCATCTTGATCTTCAGAAAGCAATGTTCGAGGTTCGTCTGGGTAGCCTGCATAATATTCCGCAAGTTCTATATCGTCAGTAAACCAGAACGAATGATTAGCAGTAAATTGCTTGTTTGGGTTTTCAAGTTTTGTACCTTTGAAATTTTCCGACCCATGATAAAGTGGCCCCACATTAAAACCAGCAGCTTTCGCCGCCGCATCCACCATCCTCTGCTGCGCTTCGACATCGCCACTCTCCACTGCTTTCATGTAGTCAGCGTCTAGAGACTCAGGCATCTGCCTTGCCTGCTCGGGCAGTTGATCCATCGCTACCGGGGTGCCTTGCTCGTCGAGTTGTGACTCGTTTGATTTTCCATAATTTTTCGACGGTTCTGCACGCAGGTTGCCTGAGGAATCTTCAACAGGAGTGTAGCGCATGTCAACAGGATCACCATCTTCAGTAAACAGTGGTGTCCCTTCTGGCATGTAATTCGCTTTGACCATGTTGTAGTCCATCGGGATCCCGGTGGTGCCTTCCATCCGGGTCGCCTTATTCAAACGATCCAATCGGTATGTCTTGAATACTGCCCGGCTTGGTCGGTCGGTGACGAGCACCGGGTTGATCATCAGATAGTCCGCCGGGCGGGCCTTTGCACCTCCAGAGATGTCGCCGAATGTCGAGTTGATGAAGTTTTTGTAGTCCTTCCACTTGTCTCCGTAATTTTGCACGAAGTGTGAGTCGGCAGGAAGACCTTGAGAGTGCAGGTCCATGACCGCATTGATGTCGGTCATGATCTTGTCGATGTCTCCCTTGTAGAGTAGCTGACCAAACTTCTTCCCGGCCTGCTCCATGACGTTCTGGTGCAACTGTTGGGTGTCGATGATGTCGATCAGGATTTGTCCCTTTTGCCCCATTGAAAAGCCAAGGATTCCACCCTCCTTCATTGTTGGTCCAAGTGTCTCATAGGACTTCCGCCCACGGCTCCGCAGGCGACTGGACGTCGCTGGGTTGTAGATCATCAGGAACCGTTCACCCTGACCACGCTTGGCGGCATTGTTAACGTGATCGAAAAGCCGGATTTGTGAGTCGTTGAAATACCCACTGTCTTTGATAATGTTAATCTGTGACTCGCTGAAATACTTTCCTCTCCACCCAGATTCGGGGGAGTATTGAATTTCATGCTTTGGGATCACCTCCCCATTGGCGATGCGCTGCTTTTGGTCTGCTTGAATTAGAAGCCCTGCCTGTTCCCGCGCTTGCTCGACATACCTTTCAAGTGGCACCCAGTTGCCGCTAGAATCTTTGATTGGGTTTCCTGCCTTGTCTGTCTTCCAGTAGGACGTCATCTCACTCCAGATCGGGTCGTCCATGCCAGAAGTTGGGATGACGGTTCCTTGTGCTTTCTCTGCCATTTTTTTGACGGCACCCGGGCGACCTGCGGTTTCGTTCACCATTTTCTGGAACAATGCCTTGGCTTCTGGAAGTTGCTTGATGCCGTCGGCGAGCAGACCGTTGCCTGTCACCATTCGGCCAGAAGAGTCCATCATCCCACCCATGTTGAAATGCAGGTTCTTGATGATCGATGCCTTGTTGAGAATCGTGTTGCCGAGATCGACCAATTTCCTAGCAGCGATTGTTCGGGCTGCCAATTGTCCAAGTTTCCCTGACTCGGCCATGGCCGCCATGTCATCGGCATTCATCTCGATGAAGTATTCCTTTGCCATCTCTCGGTCGGTCAAAGGCGTAAACGACTCACGCTTGTCTGGCTCGACCACCTGATTCATGCGATTGACTTCAGCCTGCCGGAGTTGGTTGTAGCGGTCGCGAAACTCTACGAAATCAGGGTCGAGGTTGCCGTTCCTGTCTCTCAGCAATCCACCAGTCTGCACACCGTCGCCGACGAGGATCGTTGCGATGGATGTAGACATACTTGTCCTTGAGACCATCGACTCCAAAAGCTCATGCGCCAACAATGGCTTGAGTGGGTTTTTGGCGTTTGGATTGATGTAGACTGTGTTGGTTGCGGAGTTGAAATTGCCTCCTCCTTCTTTCACAAATCTGATCCCAAGGTTTGGATTTGCACCGGAATACGATCCGATCGAATCCCTGACACCTCGAGGTAGAGCATCGAATGCCATGCGCTGATCGGCATCGGTGATGCTCCGCCGGAAGTTGAGAACGTCGCCCATTTGGAATTGCTTGAGACTCTCTCTCGAACCCACTCTCACTGCCCCAATGGCAGCACCACCACCTGCGAAAAATGCATTGCTGATGATTGAGTCTTTCAGCGATCCGGGCGGCATATCTCCACCGGAGCTGACGTAATTGTATGCCATGTCGAGAGGGATGCCCGCAGCGGTGCCTCTGATCGTCCCCTTGACGGCATTTTGCACCACTGGCAAGCCACCAAGAGTTGCCGTGTCCATCAGACCAGCAATCAACTTTTGAGTCGTGCCAGCATTCTGCGCTCGGTAGATTTTCCTCCACATTGGAATCGCTCCCCGGGCGGCAGACGCTTCGCGACCGACAAGCCTGATGAAATCCCCGGTCGCCTCAATGGCAGGCGCTGTTGACCACGCTGCCTTGAATACAGCCGGAAACCATGCAAGTTCACCGGGGAGTCCTGCAACCTGACCAATGGTTCCAACTCCGGCCAAGGATGACAATTTTGTCATTCCTCTGTAAAATTTCCCTGCCCCGAGTTTGTCAGATGCCGCAGCAAGGTTCGAGTCAATGAACGTCATCCCCTGCCCAACTTTTTGCAACGTGAATCCGACGGGTGTAGTGATCACCTTCGGCCATTGTGCAAACGTGTCTGCGACTTTCACAATGCGATTTGCTGATGCTGCATTTGCGCTGAGACGTTCCAAATTCTGGGTAATCTTGCTGGCGGCACTTCCCCATTGTTCCATCTCAAATACGGCTTTCTGACTTGCCGATCGAACCTTCTCAATATTTCGTCCAATCGATTTGGCGCTCGCCAAATCTCCCGCCACTTGGAATGCCTGCTGGGCTTTTTCAAGCTCAGGAATTTTCTCCCCAAATCTAATGGTTGCTTGAGCTTTGGCGATTGCTGCGTTGGCAGCATTCAATGATTGCGTTTGCTCTGCAAATGCTTCAGCGGTTTGCCTAGCTCTAAGCATCTGCCCCGACACCATCTTCACAGGTGCCATCGTCGCCGACATAGCAACTCGGAATGCCATGTTCTCAGCCGACAGGGGATTGAGTGCAGAGTAAAGCATTGGGCCTCCCTCCAACCCGGTTTTTTGCGCCGCTTTGAATTTCTCGTCACCAAGCTCAGTCTTCACCTGTTCCATCTGATCGACCCAGTTAGTCAATCCTGTTATTTCGTGGAGCGCCTCCGACGACCTGAACGCTGAAATCTGCTGCTTGTCTCGTTGGTATTTTTGATCCAATGCTGCAAGAGCGATTTCCTGCTCGTCGCCTTCCATTAAGATCTTGGTGAGGATGTCTTGACCAAGTTTCTTTGCTCCTAGTGCCAAACTGCTTTCCTGCTGGACAATGCCAGATGCCGCTCCTTCAAGAATTGCTTTCTTTTCTGCGGTGTAGCCGACCTCTGCATTGGGTGGTATGTAGGCACCCATTGGCATCGATGTGCCAGACGGCATTGGCATTGCCCCTGAAGGAATCAACGATTCAAGAGTGTCTGCTGCTGATCCTAAAACCTTTTTGAAATCTTTCCATGAATCGGACCACGATCTGTCTTCAGGTTCATCCAATTCAAGTCGCTTGCGCTCCATGAAGATGGCAAGATTTTCTGGCTTTGTCGCTTCCTGAGGATTTGACAACAATGCCTTACCTGTTAGGTTTAGCGTGTAGTCGTCATTCAAAGCCCCAATTTTTTTGAGATCGAGAACAAGCAGTCCTTTGGTTGTTGCCCCATTGTCGTCAATAAGCCCATTTGCGAGCAAGTCGTCGGTGCTTTTGATGACTGGGAAATTTTGATCAAAAAGCGGAGCGAAGTTTTCGCTATACGGTGGCAACTCGAAGTTGTCTGGAAGCGTCTCACCCGGCGCAGCATTTAGTTGGAGTGAAGCGGTCGTGTAATCCCTAAGGATTTGCGAAGCTGTGTCCTTCTGCGGTTTTGTAAGCGTTGAAACTGGGTTTGTTTTTCTTAGCTTTAAGAAGTTGTCCAAGTCTTTCTTGGCGACATTGCTCTCAGGCATTGTGACCGGACCCATGAATTCATCTGTTGGGCCGGGGAGGGGTGCTATTCCTTGAATTTTGACTTGCTCTTCAAAAGAACCATTGTTTGCCAAATTGCGCTGTGCTAGAGCATCCAACATCAATCCAGATTCTGGATCACGAACCATATTTTGATCTGCCATTTTTTTGTTAGTAGCTCAGATTGAATTGCTTTGCTGCCTTAGTGCGAATTGCTGCATAAGGGTCAACCGGAGTTGTTGCTTGAGGTGTCGCTTGCCCTTGTGGAGGAGCTTGAGGAGGCGCTTGTGGAGGAGCTTGTGGAGGAGCTTGTGGAACGGAAGTTCCGGTCGGTGCTGGCGTGCCTCCAAAAGTTAATTGCGGAGCACCTTGCATCCAAGTTTGAGGTTGTGGATTTGGCGCACCTTGCCGCATTGGAAGTGCTTGCGTTGCAGGTGGCTGGGCTTGCGAAGTCTGCTCTTGGTCAATCTTTTCATTGTCGAGCAATGGCAGTTTGACGTCGCTTCCTTTTAGCCATTTTTCAGCACCTTCTCTGTTCAAGTATTCATTCCTGACCCCAAGTCCCTTCAATGCCCGAATGATTGATGCGTTGAAGATGTTGAGTTGTTCAACCGCATTGCTCCAGTCTTGATCGATTTTCAAAGCCGATTGCGCCGCCTTGAATGCTTCAGTCTCTGACGCTGCCATGCCAGCAGCAGTTCCAGTTGCCGCTTTGACTTCTTGCATCCCGACACCGAGGTTGAATCCGCCAATGCTGTCCATGTAAGACCTGACGTTGTTGCCGACACCAGTGGTCTTGTTTAAGAATTGCTTTGCAGGAGTTCCTGTGAATGCCTTTGGCGCTTCTGGATCGTTGAGAATGTTCTGAGCATTGCTGAATTGCCGCAGCAATTTAGTAGCCATCAGCTTGTTTGCTTCAATCTGTGCCTGAGGATCCATTTTTCCTGTTGCGCTTGCCTCTGCCATTTTTTGCTTTGAATCCGCTTGACGTGTTACATCTGTGGAAATCATCCGCTTCATTTCCTCGAGGCCGGAAATGTCCCTATTTTCATACATCTTATTGGTCGCAACAATCAGATCTGGATCAACATTATAGCCTGATTCTTGCGCGTAACCCAGAACCGCATTGATGCCGTCAGCAATATTGGCAGCCTGTTCTGACTGCTTTTGGATTTCAATGACGTTCTGCTCGACGCTTTTTGCCAGTGCTTTTGATGCTTCAAATCCCGAAAGACTTCTGCTTTTGATGGATGAATACAACGACTTCTCCATCATGTCAGCTTGGTCATTTAAGCCAAGCTCTCTCGCTTGCTTGGCAAGCTGAGTCGCCTGCAATGCGACTACATGTGCAGGAGTTCCTTCCTTCGTGATTGATAGTAAATCAAATGTCTCCATATTTTTTAATTTTTTAGGCCAAACACATTGTCTGTTGCCGTTGTGCTGCTTGCCGTAGATGCTCCTGCACCTGCTTGTGCCGCAGATGTTCGCGCCCCGTAATATTGCGCCTGTGCGTTTAGCATCTGCTGCGCCTGAGCCATCTTGAGCGTGTTCTGGAATTCATTCATCCGTGCTACTCGGTCAATCAGACTGGCGTTTGGATCTAGCACATCCATTTTTGCACCGCTGAACATCTCTGCCTGATCTGGGAAGGCTTTTGCCATGGCGTCCATGCTCTTGCCAAAGGCATTAACCTGCCCCTCCTTGTTCTTCATTTCCTTGAAGTAATCGGTCGCTTGCGTAATGCCCTGACCGATCGCCTGCATGGGCAAGCCCGACGCCTCCACCACCCCAGAGTAATCTGGTTGTTGGTATCCCGTGAATCCAATGTTCCCTGCTGTGAGTGCCATGAGTAAGTATTGTGTTAAATTAGCCAACAGGAGGACGATTACCAATCAATCCCATTATGCCTTGCCCCGTAGATTGTCCCAGTCCGCTCATCATGCCGCTGAATCCACCAGCAGCAGAACCAAGTCCTAGTCCAGCAGACAATCCTCCGGTGAATGGTGCGGCAGCGAGACCGAGATTTTTCATGCCTAGCTTTATCATTTGCGC